AAAAAACTATCTACCCGTATAAAACCTGGTTCGTCCGCTCGGCGACCAGGCCCTGCTAAGTCAGGGGATACGAAGCCAAAACCCGCAGCCTTGAGTAAGCTGCCGGCTCATCCTACTCCCTCCTCAAAACTGGTTTGTTTTGACAAGAAGTACAAAGGTACTTGTGTCAAGCAAAACTGCAAGTTTTGCCCAAAGGTTGAAAAGACTGGTGAATTGTCACCAGCTGTCGATGTGAAAGTTGACAAAAAGTCCTCATTGGAGGCACCTCACCATGCTCCTGCTCTGCATGGTGAAGCGTTAAAAATAAAACTTGGTGAAGATAGGGATGATGCCGTGATAACGGCCCATTCCGACTTTCTTAAATCTTCACTAGTCCATTCAGGCTCTGGTTATACAAAAGTAGGTGAACTTGTTCAACGTGTACAACGTTTTTCAACTAACATATTTTTGTCTTTATCTACACAAAAGATTTTATCTGTTGTGTATCCTTATGTGAAATTCGTTCCTTCTTTATCTACTGAAGCTCGGTTTCACCCTCATCCAATTCTCAATATCGATCGAGAAATTGCTGAGGACATTGCCTATAACTATTGTAAAACTTTGATGGATGATATCAAGTATTCTGGAGTTATAGTGGACATTGGTGGAAATATTGATAGACATATTCGTAAGAAACGTACTATCATCCACTCATGTAATCCCATTCTTGATAGTGCTGATGTTATACGTTCTGTAAATCATCCATTAGCCAAGAACAATTGCCGTCATCGTGCTGAAGACTGCAATTGCGTGCAACTACCTGGTGTTTATATGTCTATTGACTCTCTATATTATTTGGATGAGGATACTATAGCTACATTGTGCTTGAAAAGCACCACCAAGTCTTTAGTGGCTGTGTGCCACGAGTTTCCAGATGCATATGGTAGCTTCGCAAATGGCGAAGCGACTTATCAGCATACTTCCCTTGATACCATTTCAATGACGGTAAAGGGTAATAGTCATGCTTATAGTCACTCAAATCTCTCTTGGATGCGTAACAATTCTTATGCCATTAGTTCAAATGGTCATAGAATTGGAACCTTATGTTGGTCCAAGGTGTCCTCCACCCCTTATCACTCAATCTATATCTTTCATTTCACTTCATTAGTTGTCGAATCATCTTTACCGACCGAAGTGACCTTTTCGTCTGCTATGTTAGATCCTGGCCATTACGGACCAGTAAGTATGAGTGCGCTTAATGAAAAAGCGGTGGTTAATGTTGGTGGCAGCCAACTTTCTCTTCCTGATGTGAAGGTATGGTCATGGGGTAAATTTGTTGTCGTCACCAAATCTGGCAACAAAATTTCCATGATGTGTCCTAAAGGTTTTGTATCCGAATGTGCTGTTCGGTGTGCTGGTCAAGTTCGTTCACCAGACAACTTTAGGAACCTTGTTGCATGGGCTAAGTTCAAAGCTTCGTCATACAACATTCCTGCACATATGTTATCGACCTGTTTATTTGCTGTTTGCAATCTTGCATTTGTCCAAGACTTGCATTTTGAAACAGCTGTAATGCATGGTTTGATAGAACCTGCTTTGGGTGTTATTTCTGTTCATGAAAATGCACTATCCCGCAAGTTCTCCACTGTATGGACAGTAGCAAAAGTAGCTGGTGTTGTAGCTGCTGCTGTTACTTCCTCATCTCTTATTGGTAAGGCCCTTACGGTCGCTGGTGTTTCCACTGCCGTTGCTACTGGTGCTGTCCTTGCTGCTGCCGGTGTTGCTGTTGCTGCCGCTGCTGTTGCCAAATTGATGTTTCGTTCATCTGCTGATCCTTTTGCTGACTATCGTTCTGATAGAAAATCTAATCCACCTCGTACTGGTGTTGTTTTCTTACCTCGTGGTATTCAATTGCCTGCCACTGATCCAGTAAAATCATTAGATGTCCTATTAAACCCTATTTTGACCCCATTGGATCTGACTTCCAAGGCTAAGTTAGTCGTGCAAGATCCTTTGGGAAATAGAGAACCTGAGAATGCTCCACCGATCCGTCCTGGACCGGCTTCGATGCCACTTTCTCTTGTAATGGAACGTACTGGTGGTGGCCTGTACAAAGGTTTACGTGACGTAACTTGGCACAATACCATGCCTTTGATGCCGTGTGGTATAGTCAGTGATTTATGTATTCCGATCGTTCCCTCCAACTCAGCACATTCTGATTTATCAGCTGTTACTGAGCGTATTCTAAAGTGTGGCCCCAAAGGTAAGGGTCTTCTTGATTTAGAATTTTGGGGTTTGTTTCGTAAGTGGGTATTTGATAATTTGGATGAGATGGGATTGCAACAGGGCTGTAACCGTCGTATGTCTTTTGATGATTGGAATGCAAAGTATGCTCCATCACAACAGAAAATTCATGTCAAGGCTAGGTTTGATGTCGTTCGGGATGATTCATTTCTTCCTGACAAAGTTCATAGCCGTGGCATGTTTACCAAAATTGAGTCACTCACTAAATCTACTATTGAAGGTGTTGCTAAACTTGCTCCTCGTGGCATCCAGTCCGGCACACCTATTCACAATGTAGTAACTGGTCCAACTTGTTTATCCTTTTCAAAACGTTTGATGCACGTTTGGGATGTAAAATCAAGTAATGGCGGTTTGATGTACACTTCCGGTGCTTCAGCCGAAGATATAGGTGATGCCTTTCTTCGTGCCCGTGAATTTTGTCCTGCGTATTCAATTCTAGAAGGTGATTTTGCTAGATTTGATTCAACAATCCACCGATACTTTCTTGAACTCGAAGCTGAGATATACCGATATACTGGTTGTTCCGAGCGTGAGTATAATGCCTTTATGGCATGTATATTTACTCGTGGTAAAAGCAAGTGGGGTGTTAAATATGAAATTGATGGTGGTCGTCATTCTGGTGACCATAACACTTCCTGCGGTAACTCATTACTACAGGGTCTCGCCATCTTTTTCTGTATGTCATTCCACCATTCTTGTGTTAATGGTGGTTTATTGCCACATTATAAGGAACTCGTTGAATTGTATAAAATTACAATGTTAGTACTTGGTGACGATAATTTGATGGTTGCGTGTGCCAAATTCTTGGCATCATTTGGTCCTAAGGCTGAAATATTGGTTGCTTTACTCCTCCGTCTTGGTTTGGAGTTAGAACCCAAAGTTCATGTCGGACCCACTGCTAAGTATCATGCTTCTTTTTGTTCTGCTAGGTTTTATCCTGTTGCAGGCGGTAAGTGTGTGCTTGCTCCAGGTATAGGCCGTGGTTTAGCAAAATCCGGTTGGTATGTTGATTCCCCTATCAACATGCCTGTTGAGCGTATGGTTCGTGGTGATGCTATTGGTAAGGCTGGTGATTGTTGGTTTGTTCCTTTCTTGGGTCCTATGTGGAAAAAGAATTTGGAGCTCACCAAAGATTTCGTAGGTAAAGAAATCCTTTCACGAGACCTCCAGCGCAACAAAAAATTTTCTGCTCATTCTCTTCAGAAACATGATTCATGTGATGAAACTTATGAGATGGTAGAATCTTTGTATGGTTTGACGAGGGCTGATGAAGAAGAATACATCGGCTTGCTAAATACCGTCAAATCTTTGCCTTCTATTGTGAACTTATCTAAATTCCACGCAGCTATGGTTGTTGATGGTGTTACTGATGATGTTTTGCAGGAAGTGTGTTGTGAACATTATTCGGATATGAATGAAGAAAAGTATCCTGAAGTTGTTCAAGTAGGGTTTATAGATGCAACGATAGCACGTTTAGCATCTGCCTTACAAACAAATCCTCCTATTGATCATTCAAAGGGGGTATATTCCATACTTGGGGCTGATGATGAACAAGATTCACATGGCCTTGTTTCAAGTGTATGGGATAATTAATGTCCCTGACCTGTCGTATTACTATTCCCATGTAATACGGCATGGTAAAGACCTAGATACCAGGTTCCAAGGCCTGGCGCTTACAAAACGGTAGCCACTCCGTAGTTTGATTCTGAGGGACATTATTTTGCTACAACGACATGGCGTTGTTATGTGTATGAGTAAGCGCGTGTTCTCGCCCAATCAGGGTGCCCTCTGGGCGGACGCGGGTGCAGAACTTGAATCTGAAAATCAAGTTCCCCTTTTTTTATATTCCCTCATATTTACCTTTTTCAACTTTAATATATATCAATTCACCCTGATCCCTTGCCATGTCTTCTCGTCAACCTAAGAAGCATGTGAAATCTAGTGCAATGAAACAACGCATTGCGCACTTAGAATCCAAACTTTCTAAGAAATTAGTTGTACATGCTCGTAAGGCTAAAATCCCCAAAAGCATGTCTATGAAAGGTGCTCCTAATAGAGTAACCAAATCTGGTGGTGTCAAAGGAAACTTTGTTTCACTTGTTACTGATAGTGTAAACGTCGGTAGTGTATGGAAAAATACTACTGCTGAGCGCGTTACATTTCCTATAGCTCGTGAAAAGGTTTTAGACCTTGCATCTACTGGTACATCTTTTCAAACCCTTGTCCAGCAATATGTGAATCCCGGTAATTCATTATTGTTTCCTATTTTTAGTCAAATTGCTAAAAATTATGAGGAGTACATTCCCAATACTTTAAGGTTTTATTATCGTACTGAAGAATATATGGCTAGTGGTTCTAATGTATCAGCTGGTTTGGCTGCATTAGGGACTAATTTTGACCCTGATGCACCTAACTTCCCTGCTATGACTGAGTTGGAGAACTATGAACATTCGATTTCTGGTCCTCCCTTTTCAGGCATTATTGTACACGATGTTGTTGGGGAACATCGTAAGCGTTTTAAAGGAAAAGGAAGGGGTGACTTATCACTCAATAATTATTTCGTTAATTACGCTCCCAATCAATTAGCTCCTGCAAATACACCTGCGAAGTTTTATGATATGGGTAATTTTCAATTGGCTGTTAATGGCACTCAGTCTGGTGTTATTGGTGAATTATGGGTTGAGTATTCTTTCACCATGATTCGCCGTTTACAACAGAATGGTGCACCTTCTGGTGGTTTTGCTCACTTTCAAGCAATCACTGGTTCTACTGGTGCACAATTAACAGGTATGGCTTTACAGTCTGGTAATACTTTATCTGGTATTACTATGACTGCACAAACCATTACATTTCCTGCTAACCAATCAGGTAATTATTTAGTTGCTACTTCCTTAGGTGGTGGAACTTCTTGTGGTGCACTTGCACTTAGTACCACTACCGGTGGTGTTAGTACTGCTACACCACCAGCGCCTAAATTATTTACCATTGGTTCTGCAGACCAGACTACTACCATATTTTCTGGAGCGGGTGTTACTTCCGCTCCATCTATGAGTAGTATTGTAGTTAATGTTACCGCACTTACTGGTACCTTGGTGTATAGCTCCCCAACTGTTGTTGGCACTGGTTATGGTGATGTTTTTATTATTTCTATCCCACCTTCCGTACTTACGGTTGATGTGAAGGAAGAAGAAATTCACACCTTACAAAATCAATTGAATTCACAACAGGATTTGATTGATTCATTGATTGCTTCTATGGCTTCTCTCCGTTCTAGTAGTCAATGTAGCTCTTCATATAATTCTGTATCTCAGGATGATATTTCACCTGTATATGAAGATGTTAATGGTGCTTTGAGAATTGATACCTCTCATGGCCCCTCATCGTTACCGCCCAATAGTAACCGTCAATCGGTTGTTGAAGCGGTTAAACGTAGTATGTTAGCTGGCATACTTCGCCAATAGATGTTTAGCACCCCTCTTTTATCTTTTCTTATGTATAGTTATCCCTTGTAGTATTAATTTTGAGTCTCTCCCTTGCATATCGGTTAAATTCCTGAGCTTGATTAGACAACAGAAGTTATCTACACCGAAAGACAAAGATTCCAGGTCACAATGCCTGGCGCTGTATCTTGTTACTAATTGTGGTAGATTATTAACAAATCTTACAGATTCTGAGTGGGTCCCCTGCCTCTTGCGCGGTGGGGTGTATTTGTACAGTCGCACTTTCTCAATCCCAGAGAATGTCGTATCTTATTAACTTGCGGTTCTTAAGATTTATGCATTACGGATGAGCCCTTGGTTCATTTTTATTGTTGCTGTTGAGTTTACTCGCAGACTACTAGTTTGACAGAATACGGATTTCACCCTGAAACGATGGATGTTTGCCGCCGTAGCTGTTACTTACTCTTCAAGTGTAGTTTGTTTTGCCTAACTCCAGCCAACTTTTTAGGTCGTCCTTTGGAATTACCTCATCGTAAGATGCATATCGTTTACCTATTGTTCTCACACTATTTACTCCGCACTGCTGCTATACTGGACTCGCTGTTTGGTATTGTCTTAGTGGTCCCGAGATGTGTGTTCCCAATAGGGTCCTGGTGGGTTAATCCAGGTTTTAAATAAAG